TTGTCGAGCTGTTGATGTTCCCAACCAATGTTGCATTTGCTGGCGCTTGCTGACCAGACAAACGTTGCACCCATACTTGGATAGGGCGAGCCGTTTGCAACTTATTGGGGATCGTAGCGTAGGTGGATACGCTAATCCGGGTAATCGTCAAATCCGCCTGCGTCGAGGCCGTGTTTTGGCCAGTACGAATGACATGATCTAACAGGTCAATCGTATCGGTAGGCATTGCGTACGTATTGAGCCCGGCAGTCAGCGTAATCGTGCCTTGATCAATAGTCCACATATTGATGCCACGATTCTGCCACTCGATGGTCATCAAGTTCATTGACCGTCGAGCTGTGCGCAAATCGTAGCCTGATCGCATTTCGCGGCCAGCACGCTCCCAGGCTTCTTCGGCAATCTCCGTGAAGTCTAGGTCAAACGCCGTTGAGCCTGTGGTGGTCATTATTACCGACCTCTAGCCGCACGCATATTGTCGACCAAGTTGGGGTAAGGGCGCCCAGCCGCCTGCGCCATCGCTTTGGCTGACGCTTTGCGCTTAGGGCTAAGCTTCTTAGAGGCGCCCAAACCTTCGGGTCGCGGCTTGTCCCATACTTCCCCGCCCTTGGCGTACTCCATAAAGTCCGTGTTATCACGGCGCTTCTTGAGTTTGCCTTGAGGCATCTTGGCGGGATTAATAGCACCCATGCCGCGACTGGCCATCATAGGAATTTACCCTTGGTCTTGCCGCGCTGCGCACAACCATCTGCACGCTTAGAAGCGCTGCCAACTGATCCGCCCTTCTTAAGGCCCAGCGACATCGACCGGCGCGGCGCTTCGTCATACGCCCTGCCCATTGCTTCGCGCTCTTGTTCGCGACGCACATCCGCCATGGCAGCCTCTTCAACTTCAGGCCGGGGAGTCATGGGCATACGCATAGGCCTGGGAGCCATGCCGCCGTCTTCTTCCATGCCCGTGGGGCGCGGGGGCCGAATAGGCTTAACCGAAGGCTTGCGCATCTTGCGCATTTTCATATCGTCCATGTCAGCACTTCCCGCCATAAGCCATTTTGACTTGTTTCGCTTTGGTCTTGCCTTTTTGTGCAATACCGTCAGCCGCCTTGGTGTAGCCGCCAGCTGAATAGGCTTTGCCACCGCCCATCATCTTCTTGGCCATGCCGCCCTTTTTCATGCCAGCCTCAGCCATTTCATGCTTAATCATGGCTTTGGGGGCGCCCTTCTTTTTCATGAAGGCAACTTCTTTGCCCATCATTGCTTTGGATTCTTTCATGTCACCACCTTCGTTGAATTTGCGACCCTTGTCAGCCTTCATAAAATCTCGGCCAACCCGTTGAGGAATGCCAACCCGTTTTGCTGCCGCCGGGTCATGCGCCACCATCGCCATCAAATTGTGCTGTGCTTTGCTCTTAGACGGCATCGTCGTCGTCCTTGCGGCCAAGAATACGTTGCACCGTGTCGGTTTCCCAGATACGAATACCAGTCCACAATATTGTGAAAAGCGCAGCAATAGATGGCAACATATCAACTAGCGTACCTACAACAGTAACAACCGACAAGCCATCCAATATTGCTTTCGTTGTTTCGTGTGCCGAGTCTTTCATTTCAGCAATTCCACGCCCGCAATGATTTATTGATACGGCTGTTGGGATCTTTGGCTGTTTTGGCGGATGTCAGCTTTTTCTTCATGCCCTTCATTCGGGCACAAAAAGAATCACGCCGAGACCCGCCCTCCGGTTGAGGCGGCTTCAACCCCGGCTTCCCAGGGTTGGCCTTGTTGTAGCTAGCGCGTCCTTTGGCATTCAACCCGCCTTCTGGGTTTTTGCCTTCTTTGCGCTGCCACGCCGGAGTCTTAGCCATAGAACACCGTTACTTGAGCGGCGTCACCAATGTCGCAGTACACGCCATTCTGGGCAAGAATGCCTTCAGGCGGAATAACTACGGTATGAGCGCCCGCAACCTTGGCGCCAAACTTTGCCAGTACGTTGCCAGTGCCGGTCGTGGGATTGTCGTACAAAATTACGGGAAGAGCCCCGCCAGTTTCTACAACAATGTACAGACCTTTGACCCGCGTTCTGTAAGGAACTAACGCCGCGTCTGCTTCCGTAAACGCGGCTTTAACGTCATATTGCATGACGAACTCCTATTAGGCTACGGCCAGTCCGGTCTTGATGTCGATCCAGCTAGATCCCTTGCCAAAACACACCGTGCCAGCACCGGTATTGGCGTCTGACACATAGATCAGCGCACCAACCACAACAGTCGGTAGCGACGTCAGGGTGTATGCAACAAGAGTGGGAGTGCCAGAAATATTGCCAGTAACGTTGCCGGTCACGTTGCCGGTGACATTACCAATAATGTTTCCTTCAAAGCCATTGTCAGATTTGACCGGCCCGGAAAACGTAGTGCGTGCCATTTAATCCTCGCATACGAGCGGTGCGTATCAGTCTGTATGCCGTCAGCCAGGACTGTCTAATACGCAGGGTGACCCTGGAATAACTCTTTGTATCACATCCACTACTAAAAGAAAAGGGGCCGAAGCCCCTTTCCTTATTGCCACTTAGGCACCCGGCGAACCGAAGATACCCAGGGGGTCAGACACACCAAAGCTGTAACGCTCGCGGGCTTTGTACCGAGCATTGCCGGTATCGAAGTCAGCGTCCATGCTGGTTTGCATGGGCGTACGAACAAAGTGCTTCATGCCGTTGGGCACATCAGTCAGCAGGAACCATGCGTTGGGATCGGTCAGATAGTGGTTGACCGTATATCCCTCGGGGATGGAGCCCATCGACTTCAGCGCGTTGATGTCGTTGTCAGCCGTCGCAACACGCAGTTCGGTTTTGAGCAGGCGCTCAGCAACGAACTGGAGCTGCGGGGGAACAACAAGCTTGCGCGGCTTAGCGGCGATCAGCAGACCACGCTCATCGGTCCAGCCAGCGATCTGAATGACAGCCGCCTCAAGGGAGGTCTCATTCAGGTCAGCGCCGACGGTCGGACGGTTGCTGTTGGTGCCACCGGAAACCAGCGGATGCGCGGTGCTGCACAGGCTAACGCCATCGCCATAGGTGTACGCAGGATTGAACGCTTGGTTCAGAATCGTTGCGGCCTTGACTTGCTTGGTGTAAGCCATACCACGGGCCAGCGCTTTGGTGTAACGCGCCGACAGACTGTCGTACAGGTTGTCTTCCATCGCCTCTTCGGTGATGGAGAAACCCATAGCGATGGTCTCGTGGTTGTAGCGAGCAGTCCAAGCCTCTTGCGCGTTGTCATAAGCAAGGGCGGAACCCTCGTTTTTGACAGGCGCGGCGCCCATACCGGACAGCTTGGTTTCCTCTTCAAACGAACGCTCGGAGGTCTCCGAAGTGAAGATCTCTTTGTGTTCTTCGCCGTACCGTTTGTACTCCAGACCGAACAGTGCATTAAGCCCTGGGAGGAGTTCTTTCAGTAGTTGTGCGCGTGAAATAGCCATGATCTAACTCCTTTAGGCCGTAGCGGTGGCAGCGTAATACTCGTGCTGGCCAAAGTTGAGCTTAACAAGCAGCTCGGGGTACTGGGTAAACACCAAGGTTGCGCTAGCTGCAAAGGCCGGGGAGGCCGCTGCATTCAGCGTAAACGAAGTGTCGCCAGCAGCAGCGGCAACAGACACGTACGAACCACTAGCGATGTACTGGCCATTGGACGCAACCGAGCCAACATCCGTACCTACGGGCAGCGCAAACGGCAGTGCCGAGCAGGTTACGGTGGTCGTGCCAGAAACGTACGTAGCAGTACCCAGGGACACGGCGGTCTCAGGAACCACGCCAATAACACGTACGGGCAGAGTGTCCGTGATGTTAAGGCTGCCAGCTTCCAGAGCATTTGCCGAATTGCCGGTGTTCAGGTTGCCAGTGTTGTTCAAGCAAGCCAGATTCCGGCCAATCATGGCGCGGGCGCCAGAAGCAATCGTAGTACCGGACGAACAAACAACCGCTTGGAAAACCAGATCGGGATCGTCAGACACGTAAGCCACGGCATCACCAGCAGTCGTATTGGCGGGCCAATATTGGCTGAACTGCTTTTGCTTGGTGGTCGGGTTGGTGTACGAACAACCCATGAACACGCCGACAACCGTTCCGACTACGCCAGAAGTTACCGAAATGCGCTGAAGGTTGCCACGGACTAGGGCGACATAATCACCAAAGAAGATGTCCGTGTTGTACGCGTATTGAATGTTGTACATCCGGGTGGAACCGGCGAACAACTGCCCACCGATCAAATTGATCGGCTTTAGCCCGTATGGGGCCGACACAACAGGGTAAGCCATTTAAGACTCCTAAATTACTAACGGCGTCCGAACGTTGTCTGCGATGACCGGTTGTTAAACAGCGGCATTCGCGGATCGTTCTCGCGCATGAAGTTGTTGTCCACTGACTTGATTTGCGCACCGGCCTGATCTGCAAAATACTCATTCCGTTCGCCAACCAACTCAGAGGGGGCTTTGCACAGCATCAGTCCGCCAATCACAATATTGTCTTTGAATCGTTCAGACTCAATCGCAGCTAGTGTGATTTCTGGATGATCAGATGCTTTTACAGGTTCCCAACCTTCACGCAACATGAGTGACACATTGGTAGGATCTGCTTCCCCACGTGTACTGATTCGCACCCAGTGAAAATCATACCCAGGCTCCGGATTCGGAGTCGGCAGGGTTTCTGCCCGCTGCCATGTACGGCGACGCGCAGTTTTGTCACGGGTTTGAAATTCGCGGTTTGTTCGATTCTCAGCCATTTTGTTTCCTCATGTCTTCAGCAACCTGACGGGCATATTGCTCAGGGGTTAGCCCGAGGCGTTTAGCTATAGCGATAGCCGATTGTGTCAGCACGATCTTTTTAGGGGCAGTGCTTCGACTAGCGGGCGCTACAACATTGCTACGGCGCGGCTTTTCAGCCGGAGGTGATGACTGATTTCCATCGTCGTCGTCAAACGCATCTGGAAATACTTGTCGCATACGCCGGTCAATCCGGTCGTAGTAATCGTCGGATTGGGGATCG